TGGGAGAGAGGTTTTTCCTCTCTCTCATGTTTGTTTTGGTAGTTGATTTTAATAGGTCAATGAAAATTTCATTTTTACGCTTACCGTGTGAATATTTCTGGTCAATCAGGTCAGACATGCGGCTATTCCGTGTGTCTCAATCTGGTCACTTTTAATACTTTCAAATACACGGCCGTAACTATGTTGTTTTCGTCACTTATTATTATTGATTATCAATTCGTCTCCTATCTTCTTTATGTAAGAGAAGATAGTTTCGTTTCTGAACAATTTACTAATTATATGTAAATATTGTGTCGTTTCTACAGCATCTTACTTTTGTAAGGTGTTGCTATATATATCTATTTGTTTTTAATAAAATTAAAATAAAATAAAAATTTAAATAAAAGAAAAAGAAAATAAAAAATATAAAATTGTTAAAAAATAAATAAAAATTGCAAAACGAAAATGTATATCGTGTTCGAAATGTCTTTTATTCAGACATTTTTATATATTTGTGGAACATTAATATTTGATGCATTATTTGTACTGTTATATAATTACCAGTAACCCTCTGGTAAAGCAAGTGGTAAGGTTTTTTCCTGAATACCTCTCCGACATAACGGGCTTGTTGCACGTAGCCACCTCTGCTACGCGACAGATCATTACTTCGTCCACGGGATGAAGATAATTATATATGACAAATAAGTTACTTCTCAGGGTTTGAGTCCCAGAGATAGCCATTCCGGGCGATATAATAGGGTTTTAAGAATTAGTTACAACAATGTCAAATAACGCGCTTACACAAAATTTTAAAGTTAATTTTAATGATATGGATGTCGGGAATGTTTTCCGACGATTAATGAATAAATTGCCTAATGAAGTTTATAAGCTAATCTATACGTATGCTATTGATCGGAATATGTTTTGTTCTGAATCAAATTATGGACGTTGTTTGGCTTTTACTTTCACTTTCGAAAGAATGGATATGTACCATTTTAGAAATGTGATGGTTAATGATTTTTTAAGTTCTCTACCTACCAGTAGAGGACATTTTATGCTCACTCTAGCTATAAATACTGTGCCGCTTGATGCTTTTTATGATGTTATTGATGAATATGTTTTTATTGATGGTCTTTCTGAAAATTTGGTTGTACAACACCAAATTATGCTAGAGATTCTTCGGGTCACAAGACCCCGATATTTGAGATTGCAACGATTTGAGAAGTGTAATGTTTTTTCAAAAATCAAAAGAGTTGGTTTGTCACTTGAGGATATGATTCCTGAACATGAAAGACGATTAAGACCCTATAAAGTCAAGAATAATCTTAAAACATACACTAACGTATTTGGGGATATTGTTACTGTTTCTCGGAAAAAGCAAAAGATGTCAGCATTGGCACCGCAGTCTGTTGATATAATGACATATATTATAAATAAATTTCTTAAGTCTCCAGAAGTGGCTGTATATTTCAATGAAAAATATATATGTAAATTAATTGATGATTTGGTTCATTTTGTAAGATATGCTACTGAGACTGTAGTTGGAATGACCCGTATAGATATAATAATTCGGGCATGTACCAATTTTATGAAATTGAGGTTTAATGAGTCTACTTTTCATACCCTCCGAGATAGGGCTTTGCCGTTTCTGCTTGGAATACTTGATAAGATGAATGTTCAATCATTTGAAGATAATCTGGATAGTGCACGAGCATGTTTGAATGGTGCAAAAAATATTTTTGCGAGTCCAATTTTTTCAAAGTTACATCAATGTTGTTTATACATGATGAGTTTGTCAATATTTGAAAAAATGGGCATTAATCTTGATTTTTTAAATTATTCAGCGCTTGAAAGGGCGGCGATGAAGAAAAAGTACAGTAGTGTTACTGACTTTTTCTATGTTTTGTGTGAGACATTGTTGTTTATAGCTGAAAGAGGATATCAAGTTTATGTATCCGGTGACTATTCAACAATTTTCCACTCTGGTGGACAATATAAGAAAATTTATGATATGTGTCGAGATTTGACTCGTAAACAGCCTTTGTTGAATGACCCTGAAAGTCATGGGTTCACAGAGAGCGGTTTTAGGGCTGATCTTGATAACGTTATTGAAAAGTTAACAAGTATAAATAAGTATTCTCATTGTTTGAATGGACAAGAGAAACTTGTCGTCAAGGAAACACTTAATAGAATGCTCATGATGCGTGATGATTTAAATACAAGATCTGCAGCGCGAAAAAATAGGAAGGCACCGTTTGGAGTATTGATCTATGGTGATTCTGGTGTTGGTAAAACAACTGTTGCTCTTATGATGTGTATTTATTTTGCAAAACATGAGGGTCTTTCAACGGCTTCTGAATTTCGCTATACTTTGAACCCAGCCTCTGAATTTTGGGATGGCTTTGTTTCGTCATGTCACACTTTGATGTTGGATGATGTAGCAAATGAACATCCAGATTTGAAAGATTCTAAGTCTTTGGATAGTGTTATCCAGGTGATGAATAATCAATCTTTTTGCCCAAATCAAGCTTCGTTAGAGGCTAAGGGCAAAACTCCATTCAGAGGTAAATTGGTTGTCGCAACAACAAATGTGAAAAATTTGAATGCTTATGCGTACTTTTCATGTCCATCTGCTGTGCAAAGGAGATTTCCATTTATTATTACGCCAAAACCCAAAAAGGAATTCTTAGATGATAAAGGAATGCTATGTACTGAAAATGTATATGCTAATGATCCCTATCCTGAATTGTGGTTTTTTGACGTTGATATGGTTGTGCCTGTGCCTGCGTCACAGGGACGCGTTTATGCTAATATTGTAAGAGTGCACGAAAATCTTTCTACTAAAGGACTTTTAAAGTGGTATCACGGTGCCATTGAAAAGTTCAATAAAGATCAAAAGAAAGTTGAGGAGTGTATTTTGAAAATGGAAGCTGAGGAAATCTGTATTTGTTGCCATCTTCCAGATTCTTTGTGTGAAACTCGAAAGGAAGAAGAAGATTTGGAAGAGAAGCTATGTGAATGTTGTTTCCTTCCTGGTTCTACTTGTGAGAATCTTCGACCTCAGAGTGGTGACATGGACATGGCTTGTTTAGGCCCTCGAAGTGGAGTTGTATTCATGCGAGAGTGGATAACTGCTATTGTCCTTATTTCTGTTTTTCTTTATTACATTGATTTTCTTTGCATACAAACTTTACATAAGTCCTATCTTAAGATGCGTGTTATTAAGGAAGATTTTGTTAAAAAGCGCGAAGAGGTTTTAAATAAAGTTATGACTGTTAGCACACCTGAATTCTGGTCAACAATGGGTGAAAAGGTGAAGAGTACTTTTGGAAATTATAAATCAATTGCAGCTTTAGCCTCTGTTGTTGGAGCAGTGTTGGGGGTATATTACGTCACGAAAAATACTTTGAAGCCTCAGGGCGATTTATCAGAATCTATTGGAACTCGTCCAGAACCTGAGAAGGATGGAAGAGAAAATGTTTGGTACAATAATGCTATGGAGTTGACTAGTGCGAATTTTACGCGCGAAAGTAGCTCTTCTAAAAGTGTAAGTTTTGAAGATTTTCAGAAGAAAATTTCCCAGAATGTCGTTTTTATTGCAACGCCTGTAAAGGATAGCAAATTAAGCCGAGTGGGTAAATTGTTGTGTTTGGGAGGTCATATTTATGTGACCAACAATCATAATCTTCCGGATTGCTCCGACCATACGAGCTGTACATTGATCCAATCAAGTCGTTTGGGTTTAACCTCCAATATCGATGTTGTATTAAGTGAGAGTGATATATACAGGGTTCCTGAAAGAGATCTCGCATTTATTACCATTAGAGAATTGCCCCCAAAAAAAAAAATTACACAATATTTTTTGAGGGAAGCTGACACTGCTGTTTTTAATGGAGTTTATATTTCTAGGCATGTGTCTGGTGAGATAAAGACTTATAATGTGAAAAACATTCAAATGGTTCGAAAGCAAAGGTATACATTTCCTAAAAGTTCAATAAACGCTGATCTAGTTTGCTGGAAAGGCATTTCTGATGAGGAAACGATCGACGGTGATTGTGGTGCTCCCATGCTAGTTCAAAGCGAATATGGATATGCCATTTTGGGCATTCATTTTTTGATCGATATAAGAACTAAAATTGATGTTTTTGCTAATGCTGTGGATGGGGCCTTTATAGACCAAGTTTATACAAAATTGTCACATTTTAATATCCAATCTGGCGACATGGACTTAATAAGTTCGGAATCTGTTAAAAGACCTGTTGGTGATTTATATAAAAAATCAGTCTTCAGATATATAAATGAAGGAAATGCTGAGATCTATGGTTCTTTTAATGATTTTCGCGGAAAAAGTAAGTCTCGAGTTGTTGATACACCGATGAGCAGAGTCTTACCGAGAACTTATAAGAAGAAGTATACCCAGCCTGAAATGATGTCATATGAACCTTGGCGAATTGCAGCTTTGGACCTAGTGAAACCAGTTAAACTGAATACTAGCATACTAAACATGTGTATGCAAGGCTATGTTAATGATGTTGAGCGGGTGATAGATAAGGATAACTTGAGCATGTTGATGGTTTTGGATGATTTTACAGCTATTAATGGTGCTCAGGTCGCATACATTGATAAAATAAACCGTAATACAAGTGCAGGCAATCCTTGGAAAAAATCAAAGAAATACTTTTTACAATCTATACCGCCCGACCATGGAATGATGGACCCAGTGTGCATCTCTTTTAAAGAGATAAATGATCGAATCGATTTGATAATCAAAACGTATTTGTCTGGTACTAGGTGTAATCCTAATTTTTGTGCTCATCTGAAGGATGAACCCGTTACTTTTAAGAAAGCACGGGAGAAGAAAACACGCGTTTTTACAGGAGCGCCATTCGATTGGTGTGTTGTAGTGCGCAAGTATCTATTGTCCTTTTGTAGACTGTTGCAAAATGAAAGATTTGCATTTGAAGCCGCACCCGGTACTGTTGCGCAATCTTTGGAATGGCAGGAAATTTATGATTATCTCTCAATCCACGGAGTTGATAGGATTGTGGCTGGAGATTATAAAGCTTATGATAAGAAAATGAGCCCTAAAGAGATCTTAGCTGCTTTTGATATTATTATCCATTATTGTGAATTGTCTGGAAATTATTCATCTGATGATATCATTGTAATAAGAGGCATAGCTGAAGATACAGCATTCGCTGTTGTCGATTTCAATGGTGATTTGATACAATTGTATGGGTCCAATCCATCAGGTAATCCTTTAACAGTGATTCTTAATAGCATAGTTAATTCCTTGCGTATGAGATATGTTTATTATTTGCTCAATCCTACTGGTGATGTTATGTCGTTTGGTACTAAAGTCTCGTTAATGACTTATGGTGATGATAATATAATGTCTGTACATAAAGATTGTGACTGGTTTAATCACACAAGTATCGCAAAGGCATTTGCTGAAATTGGCATAATATATACTATGGCAGATAAGGAGGAAGAAAGTAAACCATTCATACATATTGATGATAGTTCTTTTTTGAAGCGAAAGTGGAGATATGATGAGAATTTGAAATGTAGAATGGGTCCATTGGATCATGATTCTGTCGAGAAAATGCTAATGGTTTGGGTGAAATCTAAAGCTGTTACAGAAGAATATCAGGGAGTCTCTGTTATTTGTACGGCTTTACAGGAATATTTCTTTTATGGGAAAGAGATATTTCAAGAAAAACGGCAGATGTTAGTTGGTTTGATTGATAAATTGGGCTGGCAGCATTATGTCAATAAAGAAACTTTTCCTACTTATGATGAACTTTGCTTAAGATTTAAGAAAAGTTCAAGTAAGTGTTTCACCTTCGAAGAGTGTTTCGGTGTTCAATCAGGATACATATCACTTGACGAAATAAAAAGGAGAAAGAGCGATGTTTATTTATTTTGGCGCTCTATAAATTGGTTTAGAATATTGTCCTTTCTTTACCGATATTGCGAAAATATCAAACTCACAAGCGAAGCGCTTGTGTCTGCATGGATGCCTCGTTGTAATTATGCGTTCACACAAATTTTCGTAGTGTGGGCAGGGAGGCTGAGACTTATGATAGTAAGTCTACCAAATGGTTGTAAAGATGCAGGTCTATTTGTCCATAACACCATTAGTAATTTTAGTTATAAAAATATGGTTTTTGTCACTTTTCCTAAAAAAGTATCTATTTATGCATTTGGAAATAAATGCGATGATGAGTCTGATATGGTTGAGGTCATAGATTGTTTAAATTTACAACCCCAATCAGGTGAAGCCCCAGAGCGAGTTGCTTTAAATACGTCAACAACTACTGAAGTTAACATGACATTTGACGATGAAGCGCCTGTTAAAACGTTAATGCGACCTGTAACGTCCGGTTTATATAAACCTACAGGTTCAAGGAATTCGGATTTATCTGAATTTTTGTCACGACCCGTTAATATTTATACCAATAATATGGCTATAGGAGCTAATATAATAGATGGCTTCAACCCATGGCATTTGTATTTTAACACTACTTCAATTAAAAAGAAGATAGATAATTATGCTTTTGTGCGATGTAATCTACATTTAAAAGTAGTTGTTAACGCTTCACCATTTTACTATGGTGCTATCCTATATTCATATGCTCCTTTAGCTGGTGAATTTGAGTCTGCAAGAATTAATGCTGGTACGCAAATAGAAACTGCGTATTCACAGCGACCACATTTCATAGTTTATCCTCAAACTGGAGAAGCGGGGGAAATGGTTTTACCTTTTCTGTATCCTCGTGAGTGGTTGCCTTTAACCTCCGCGACACATCTTAATAACATGGGGAGAATTACGGTTGATTCTTTTACACCTTTACGTTCTGCTAACGGTACAGTCGGCACTTCGATTGACGTTAAAGTGTACGCTTGGGCCGAAGATGTAGAATTAGCTGGTTTGACTGTTAATTTAGCAGTTCAATCCGGCTCTGAATATGGTAAAGGTGTTATAAGTAAACCCGCAAGTGCAGTAGCACGTGCTACGGGGTTGCTTTCCGATACCCCAATTATTGGCCCATTTATGACAGCAACATCTGTTGCTGCAGGAGCTGTGTCAAACATAGCTTCATTATTTGGTTACACCAAGGTGCCTGTGTTGGATGATGTTAAGCCAGTAAAGAACTTACCATTCCATGCTTTGGCTGTATCGGATATAAGTGAATGCTCCGAGAGATTGTGTGTTGATTCAAAGAATGAATTGACTATAAATAACACTTGTATTGGAGATGCCTCCGTGGACCCCTTGTTAATATCCTCTTTTGTTCAGCGCCCGGCTTATCTAACACAATTCACTTGGACTGCTGCGGCAACTAACAACACCCTACTTTGGAATTCATATGTAACTCCCTTTCTATCAGCTTTGACAGCCGGAACAGGGCAAACTCTTGTTAATGGAACACCAATGTGGTTGGTGGCCAATATGTTTAATTATTGGAGAGGAGATATCATATTTGACTTAAAGATAGTATGTACTCAATATCATAAAGGAAGATTGAGAATATCCTGGGACCCCGTAGGGAATGTTGCAAACACAACGGATTCCTCTACTGAAGTTTTTACCACTATTATTGACATAGCAGATACTACAACTGTATCATTGCGAGTTCCTTATTGTCAGAGAACAGCTTATCATAAATCACCAAGTGACTTAACTGCAACAATTTATGGTACAGCTCCACTAGCTGTTGACACACAAGATTTTGTTAATGGTATCTTAACTGTTCGCGTTTGTAATCCACAAACTTCACCTATTGCTTCAGCAGACATTATTGTGTTAGTAACTGTTCGTGGTGGCGAAAATTTGGAATTTGCGGCTCCTTGTGAACCTCCTGCAAATTTGCACTACTTTACAGTGCAAAGTGGATCGATTTTACA